GTTTGGGAAAAGACCTCAGAAGATGACGCTAGCTGGCGCGTTCCAACCCTAGAGGTCGAAGATGTCATTATTCAGTTCTGCACTAAATACAGAAATGTCCGAGAACTTGTCTTTGACCCCCCGCGCTGGCAAAAGACGATGGTAATGCTTGAGGACATGGGTTTTCCAGTTGTAGCCTTTCCAACCTACTCAGCCGCTCGAATTGTTCCAGCTTGCCAAATCTTCTATGACGCTGTAACCGAGCAAACAATCACACATGACGGCAATCCGGTGCTAACAAGGCATTTAGACAACACAGTCGTCAAATCCGACAGACAGGGAAGAAGAATCACAAAAGAGTCTGCCAGTAGCCCAAGAAAGATTGACGCTGCTATCGCTGCCGTCATCGCTTTAGACAGGTGTATAAATAGCAGTAAACTAGAGGATGAACTAACACCGCAATTTTTCAATTAGGTTGGTAATGACAGCGACTATTCTTCAGGCGACAGGCATCTTGACAATCTCACTCGGTGCGGCCTTTATTTATCCACCAGCCGGCTTAGTTCTACTAGGAGCTGGACTTTTAGTATTCGGTATAGCCATTGAAAGAAGTAAGTAATGCTAGGTAATCTTTTTGAGCAACGAGCTGTCAGTTTTCAAACTGTTTGGGGTGCAGGTGAGCCTTGGGGCTTACAATCCGAAGCTGGCGTAAATGTAACAACCAAAAAGTCTTTTGAGATTGTTGCTTTCTTTTCAGCAGTCAGTCTTATCTCTGACACCATTTCAACTTTGCCATGTGGGGCTTACCTAAGAGTCGGGCCAATACGCCGACCCTTGAACCCCAGACCTGTTTGGTTAGATCAGCCTGACATTGACCTAAGCACAAGAGCAGCGTTCTTTCAGCAGGTCTTTTCAAGCTTGCTCGTACATGGCAACTCTTACACTCGCGTTTTCCGCGATGCACAAGGTCAAGTAGTCAACTTAGTAAACCTAAACCCCGAAAAGGTAGAAGTCGAGCGTTCCAAGATTGGTCGCAAGGTTTACATCTATCAAGGTGAGAACAAACCACTTTCAGGTGATGAGATTATTCACATCGTTGACCTTATCTTGCCAGGCGAACTAAAAGGAATGAGCCGAGTAGAAACTCTAAAGCAGTCACTCGGTCTAAACATTGCACTATCCGATTACGCAGCACGATTCTTCGGTACTGGCGCTTCTGCCGCTGGCGTTATCGAGTTCCCTGGCAACCTAACTTCAGAACAAGCAAAACAGCTTGCTGATGGTTTTGATGCAAGACACCGCAACGGCTCAAGACGCGCACACAAGACTGGTGTTCTTTCTGGTGGGGCTAAGTTTGTTTCAACTCAGACTGACCCTGAATCATCACAGGCGCTAGAGTCACGCAAGTTTGCAGTAGAAGAAATTGCAAGAGCTTTCAATGTGCCACTACACCTATTAGGCGTTCCTGGCACAGCAAGCTACGCTTCGGTTGAACAAAACAACCTTCAATTTGTTTCTATGACACTTAGACCACTAGCCGAGAAGGTAGAGGCTGCTTTCTCACGCCTACTACCAGGTGATGCCTTTATCAAGTTTCAGTTCAACGACTTACTAAGAGCTGACCTAGAAGCTAGGGTTCGGTCATACTCAGTTGGCGCACAAGCTGGTTTCTACTCCACTAACGACATTCGCAGACTAGAGGACATGCCACCAGTAGATCAGGGTGACCAATACCGAGTGCCACTAGCCAACATCGCTTTGGCTGACACCGAAACTATTACCAACGAGAAGAAGATTTACATGGTTGCTCAGCTAGTCCAGTCAGGATTTTCACCTGCTGAGGTTCTATCTGCTCTTGGCTTGCCAGAGATTGCTCACACAGGTTTGCCTTCAGTTCAACTACAAGGTGTCGCTCAGATAGACCCAGCAGACCCAGAAGCCGTTTACGAGGTCTAATCTTGAGCATTAGCACCGGTCACACCACAGTTGGGCTTACCGCAACTCTTGTTGACGGCACTAGCAATAGCGACTTTCGGTTGACAGTTCACAATGCCGATAACACCGCAAAGGTTTTCATTGGTGGCCCTAGTGTAACTATCAATAATGGCCTAGGTATCGAGAAGCTAACAACAATGCAAATTGATATGTACGCCTCACAAGAGATTTATGCTGTATCTGGCAAAGCAGACCACATTATTCACTGGATGAAGCAGGTATAGAAATGCCTTATTACATAACCGACAGTAATTCAGAGTGTCCTAACTGGGCAGTAGAAAAAGAAGATGGCGAGCTTATTGCTTGTCACGACTCTAAGCAGTCTGCTATTGATCAGGCAGTTGCTATCAGCATTGACGAAGATACAGAGTTTGTTGGCGAAAGAGCTGCCATTGGTTCACTAGCTATTGATGACTATGTTTCTTGGTCACCACTTGACCCTAAAGTAGCTGCTCAGATTGTTATGGTCGAAGGGCAGTTTGCTGTGGTTCGGTTGTTTGAATACGAAGAAGGAATCTTTGAGCCAACCGACAAGCTAATGGTTATCAATGTTTTTCAGTTGGAAAAGATACCAACACCAAAGATGATTGCGTACGAGGTTGAAGAAGTCGAAGAACCTATGGATGAGCCAATGAATGACAGTACCGACGACTTTAGAGCTATAAACCAAGAAGCCCCTGCTTACATGAGAGCAGCAGCTCGGCGTGGACTTGAGTATTACGAAGAAGGTCTAGCTGGAGATGGCGTGACAGCTCAAACTGTTAGCGAAGCTAGGGACATGGCTGATGGTCAAGTATCTGACGACAAGTGGATTCGGTTAGCCGCTTGGATTGCTCGTCACCTAGTTGATCTTGACTCGCCAGACGCAAACCCAGACTCTGATAACTATCCATCTGCCGGTGTGGTCGCACACTTGCTTTGGGGATCAGGGCCAAGCAAACGAGCAGCACAACGGACTAAAGACTACGCTGATTCGGTTGTTGCTAGAATCAGAGCAGAGGAAACGAACAGCATGGACAATAAAAACAAGTGGCTTGATGTAGCTAGAGCAATCCAGCTAAAGATTGATGGCCCACAGGCTCAGACTAAAGAGCCAGAGGTAAGAACCAACAGCGTTGACTTTGAGGTCAGGGCTGAGGGTGATGGCATGACCTTTTCAGGCTACGCCTCTGTATTCAATTCCCCATCCGAGGACTTGGGTGGTTTCATCGAGTATGTTGCCCCTGGTGCTTTCAAGCGTTCTCTACAATCTCGCAACGAGGTAAAGCTACTTTGGAATCACGATTCGGGTGAGCCTTTGGCTTCTCTCCGAGGTGGCACTATGCAACTTGTTGAAGATGAAGTCGGACTAAGAGTTACCGCCAAGCTTCCAAACACAACTAGAGGCCGCGACATTGCCGAGCTACTTCGCACCAAGGTAATTGACTCAATGAGTTTCGGTTTCAATGTGATCAAAGATTCTTGGTCAAGAGATGGTCAGACAAGAACTTTGGAGTCAGTCCGTTTGTTCGAGGCAAGCATCGTAAGTTTTCCAGCATATAGCGCAACAACAGCGACAGTTCGGTCAGCCCCAAGCATCAATGCTGACGAGCTAGCAGACGCTCTACTAAGGCTAGAGTCCGGTGAAGAACTTGACGACAAAAGCGCACAGCTAATCACTGAGGTAGTAAACAAGCTAAAGGCTCAGCCAGAGGTTGAAGAAGTAATTGAGAACGGCCTTGACCTGCTAGACCTAAAGCAAAAGCAGTTCGACCTTCTAATGAAAAGGATATAAAAATGGCTAACAAAGAAGAAATCAAAAAAGCAATCCTAAGAGCTGCTGGCAACCCTTCGGTTGGCGTAATCGCTGAAATGGCAGACGATCTAGCAAAAGCAGTATGGGAGCTTGACAACACGAACTCTTACAACCCAGCCAAAGAAGCAAGGGTTGTGGACAGTAAAGAAACCCGATAGAGTTTCTTTAACCCTAGCTCAGCCCCCTTTCTGAGCTAGGGTTTTCTTTTGCCTATAAAATTGTTGTTATCAGTTGAGTGTAAGCACCGCTGTATCTGTTGAGTGTCAGCACCGCAGGAAACCCAAATCAATCATTTATAGGAGAATCATGTCCGACTTTATCAAGTCACAGACAGATGCCCGCAACAACCTAATCGCACAGGCAAGAGAAGTTCTTGACTTTGCACAGGCTGAGAAGCGTGGACTATCTGCTGAGGAGAACCAAAAGATTGCTCGTATTGAGGCTGACATTGATCAGGCTGATACAGCTATCGAAACCGCTCGCAAGCTAGCAGATCGCGAAGCTCGCGCATCTGAGGCAGCAGCTTCATTTGTTCCATCATTGCCAGTTGCAGAAAACTCTGACGCTGACATTCTTCGCTCAATCGCTATGGGCGAAATTAGAGGACACGAGTTTGGCCGCGAGGCTCGCACTCTAGTTCCATCAGCTAACACTGTTGGACAGTCCTTCTACGACCAGGTATTCGAGATTGCACAGCTAGTTGGCCCAATGCTAACTGTTTCTGAAATCTTCAACACCACCTCTGGTGAGAACCTAGTAATCCCAACTGTTACCGCAACTTCAACCTCTGGTTCTGTTGCAGCAGCAGGAACTATCTCTGAGTCAAACCCAACCTTCTCATCCATCACTCTTGGAGCTGAGAAATATGGTGCTTTGGTCCAGGTTGCACAGGAACTTGTTTCTGACGCAGGATTCAACATCACCAGCTACATCGCACAACAGCTTGGAACCTCTTTGGGTCTAAAGGCTAACTCAGTTCTAACCACCAAGCTAGCTGACGCTGCTGGTTCGGTTGTAACTGGTGGAACTGGTGTATCCGGTGCTGCTTCATACGAGAACCTAATTGACCTTGTTTACGGAATCGCCGATGGCGCTCGCGTACTACCAGGCCTAGGCTTCCAGATGAGCAAGACTGGAATCGCAGCAGCTCGTAAGCTAAAGGATGGTGCAGGTAATTACATCTGGACTAACTCAGCAGTTCCTGGTCAGCCAGCAACATTGCTTGGCTACCCAGTGTACGAGAACCCAAATGTCGCAGCAGTAGGAACTGGAACGAAGTCGGTGCTTTTTGGGCATCTCCCGAGTTTTAAGGTCCGGGTTGCAGGTGGAATCCGCGTTGACCAGTCAACCGATTTCGCTTTCAACACAGACACTGTGACTTACCGGGGATTGATTCGCCTTGATGGTGGATTAACTCACGCTACCCACATCGGGTACTTCAAGGGTGGAGCTAGCTAAATCTAGCCCCCAGTCAAAAAGCTGG